GCCCTGAGGGCCAGCATCTCCTGTATCACCCTTAGGACCCTGAGGTCCTTGGGGGCCAGCATCGCCAGTGTCACCCTTTAGGCCTTGTGGTCCAGCATCTCCTGTATCACCCTTAGGACCTGGAACGGTTGAATCTGCTCCAGCAGGGCCTTGAGCTCCAGTGTCTCCCTTTGGGCCCTGAGGGCCTATCTCTCCTTGTGGACCTTGCGGGCCAGCTGGTACAGATGCGCCAGCCCAACGCTCGCAGCTGATGATGTACGCAAGTACATAATATGGCGGCATATTGTTATGCGCTTCATTGCCACCTTGAGCCGTAATTCCATGGCCATGCGCGCCATTATCACTGGTGCCAAAAGCATGCCCATGATTTCCGCCATTAGTACCATGCGTGTGGCCTGGAGAACGACCTCCAGTGCGAGTGCCGCCCTTTGGGTCTGATGTTACAATCATTCCATAGGTGGTGTTGCCAGTGGATGCACTGACAAAGTTTTTCATCGCACTGTAATTGCCAGGTGCAGTATAATCATGGTCATGGGAAGGAACATCTCCATCCATGCCATGCGCATGGCCACCTTCTCCAGCAGTATTTCCTGAATGGTTATGATGGCCTACATCTGTTGTTGCTGCCGCGTTATCTCCTACTCTATTATGCGCGTGAGATGGCATCTGTCCAACAGTGAGAGCTACAGTTTCTGCTCCTCCTGGTGCAGAACCAAGAGGGCGCCTATCGCCAGCGCCAAGAATAAATCGATCCTTCAAATTTGGCGTATTAGCCATCAAAGCAGCAAGAGCAGTTCCAACAGTTTCTCGACCATCACAAAGAAGCCATCCGTCTGGCGCTGTCGCTCCATACCAAGCAACAATTGTGCCAAGAGGAAGACCTGGCGCATTGTCTGAGGTTCCTCCACTGTTATAAACATCTACTGTCCAGTGGTCGTTGTCCCAAACAAGTGCTTGCCTTTGTCCAGACGCGCCACGAATGAAACCGACAACACCATCTGCTTCTGCGCCAACCCACTCAATAGGCGTTTGCAGCGTAAGGTTGTCAAGACCACCCGCATCACCCTTTGGACCTCGGACATTACCAGCGTTGATCGGAGTCCCATCACGCTGCTTAAGGATGAGATCACCAGCAGCATTGACATCACCGTCGACGACAGTGGTGTCTTCGATTTGCTTCATGCGTTCGGCGGTGAAGCCAGTAATCTCAGCCATCTAAGCCTCCTACCAAGATCGGACGTTGTATGCTTTCTCTGTTATGTAATACGCGGAAGGAGTCTTAATAAGAAACTCCGTAGCATCGACCATTTGAATCCAGTCGTCAGGCCCAAGCGCAGTCCAAGTACCATCCCCATGGTCAATGATGATAAACACAAGCTGCTGCTCAAATATAGAAACAATCTCGTCAAGTGTCGGAAGAATAGGTGGACTGACAATCGAGCCATAAAGAAGATTCTCTAAAAGTTCAACAACGTCTGGAGTTGTTTTGTCGACGACAATAACCACATGCGAAGTAGCAAGCATGTTCTTCGCGAAAGCTGGTTTTGTGATTCCTTCCCAAGAAAATAGCGTAAGGTCGACACTATCGCTAAGCGTCGTACGACTTACATCCTCTTGGATCAGCTTGACGTTGTACAAAATATGAATCTCGTATGACTTGGCCGTCTGATTGCGCCATGACATACCTCGAAGATTGACGACATCTTCCTCATCAAACTCTTGAGGATATGTGAAAGCTTCGACAGTAACACCAACGCCAGTTCTAGAGAATGAAGTGTTATAGACCTCACCATCAAAATATGATTCAGTCAAATCCGTTGTTTGCGGTGCTTCCTTGACGGAGACTAGACCATTCCAAGGCAAAGCCGAGTACTTCATCGGATAAACTACGCCGCGATCGACGCCAATAGTTATCTCACGCTCAGTTTGAGCATCCCACTCAAGCCTAGGCATTAAAGATCGACCATACAGTATCGATTGGCGGCGATTGGGACTCGGTAGTATCGCTGCCGTAAATATAATCCTCGAACACGGCTAGCTTTACTGGGTCCGCCTTTGTCGAATCGATAATCAGATGCGCTGTCGGGCGAATGCCAAGATTGTAAGTTTGCAAATATGGCGGAACTGTCGTGAGGTCCCAACTGTACAGAACTGGGTCGATCGAATCGGAAAGAGTCTGCCTGGTCACGTCAGATGGCGCAGCAATGGCGTTATACACCAAATGAATCTTGTACCCTCGCTCTGTTGCCACAACATCATCGCCAATGAGCGTTCTGTAGGACAAATCAAAGGCGTAACGCTTTTGACTCGTTGCGATGAGTCCGGAATAGACTTCTTTACGCCCATCGCAAAGTGAAAAATTGCTAGGGCTTGAAAAAGCCTCTAATGTAGCGGTAAAAGTCTCAGACGACACTGTTTGGGCGTACTTCATCCCATCCATGTGATACTCGCCGACTTCTCCGCCACTTGCACCCTCTTTGACAGAAACCAAACCGTTCCAAGGGACTCCTGCTCCATTGAAAAAGAATACGCCACGGTCAATGCCGACTTCATACGTCTTTTCGCCAGACAAGTCCCACTTCATACGAGCCAAAGCACACCTCCTAACCCCTAGAGCCTAGTTGAGCTCTCCGTTGAGCGTTGATTTCGCGGTTACGAGCTGCGATTTCGCTCTTGGACATCTTCTTGTTTGGAGCGTTCTTCTGCCCGCACACTCGAATTAGTGTCAGCAGCCTATTCAGATGCCAGTATTGGCATTCAAAAGGAATCTTGAACGAGATCATCCAGTAAAATATGATTTCGGCAGTGATAATCTCGCGAGAGGGAGGAGTTTTGTCTTCTCGGAACCAAGTTGCGGTCATCTTGGCGTTGATGTACTTGTTGATGTCCTCAACATTTGGAACTGTCAGCCTTGTAAAGACGTCATCTGGAACATCGCCAGTCAAAACCATCATCTTGATGTACGCAAGTACCTCCTCCTCGGTCTTGTTTGTCGAACCGAGGAACGGTTTTTCGAAAGTTGACTCCCATTTTGACAGAGAAGCCAGAGAATGCTCAAGTTCCAAAGGGTAATCAGGAACATGTTGAAATTCCTGAGTTTCTTCATTGAAGAATTCGTTACCCTTGACGATGATCTTGAGCATTCTCTGGCCCTCCAGTATCTTAAGCGAACTCGTACAGCCAGTCGTCGTCCACATTGGCCGGGAAGTAGTAACCCTTGGCCGGGCGAGCCGTGACAATGGTATCCACGGTAATCGGGACAGCGCCAGAGACGAGCTTTCCATCGATGTAGTAGTTGACGCCAGCCACAGTCGGGATAGTGATGGTGTTATTCGCGAACGTCGGCTTCGTCGGAGTTGCCGCGGTGATCGTCGACTCGAACGCGTTGATGATCTCATCCGGCGAAGGCAGCCGCGGGTCCACACCGGCCGACCCATAGAGCATGGTCTCGACCGTCTTGAGGACAGCCTCGTCGACCTTGGTCGAGTCGATGACCAGCTGAGCCGTCGGCTTGTAGTCAGTCACCGGCATCGGGGTGGTCGTGACCTCCCACGAGAACGTGATCGCCTCGGGCGAGTCGTTGATCGTGGCGTAGGCCTTCTCCGATGGAGCAGCCTGGCACCCGTAAATCAGGTGCAGCTTGTAGCCATGGTCACTGCCGTCCGTGTCGTTACCGACTCGAGTCCGGTACGACAGACCGAACATCTTGCGGGCCTGCTGGCCAATCGAGATGCCGGGGCTAGGAACGGCGGTGCCGTCAAACTGCGCGAACTCATCCGGGTACGTAAAAGCCTCGATCGTCGCGCCGAACTCCTCGGCGGAGACCAGGTTCAGGTACTTGATGTTGTCCGCGTACTGCGCGGTGGACTCAGCGCCGGAGGGCGACTCGGTGACAGCCGTCAGACCGTTCCAAGCAACACCATCCGAGTAGACGCCAGAAGCGTCGGGGATGTACAGGACGCCGTGGTCAACGCCAGTCTCGTAGAGACGCTCACCAACATTGTCCCAGGACAAAGCTACCATCAGGAATACTTCCTTCCTCAGAAGTAAAGATTGAAAACGTCATGGTTAAGCCCATCCGCAGCATAGAAACGATCGTATCTACACATTGGAAGAACCCCCACCTTGTCAGGGAACTCGCTGTCTGGATTTCTATCAATTACCACTACCTGATAACGCTTTTGGTAATGGTACTTGGTATTATCCGCATGATTTTCAAACGAGTAGTCTCGCTTGTAGACGATGCATGGGTATGCCAGCCTAATGTTGGGAGGCGGCTGGAAATATACATTCGCTGAACCAAGAATCGCTTCTAGAATTGTCTGCAATTCACGGCGTTGGCCCGGCATAGACGCCTCCCAACTTCAGAATGAGGCGGGGGCTCTGGACTTCGACGCTTGAAACGTCCCACAGAACCCCCGCCCACTCTACATAACGGATGGCAAAGAAATGCTCATTAGCAAAAGCATCTGCTACGATGCTGACGGAGTTGTTCACAGTAATATCCTTGTTGAGAACGCCAGTCTCTTCAAGAGTTCTGATGTTCTTCAGAATATCGCCGTAATACTTCCGCTCCGTGATGACATCTTCCCAGACACCAGACCCTGGCTCAGTCTCTTGCGAGACTCCATAGCCAATTCGGCCAAAGAACTTTGCCATCAGCGAAAGCCTCCCTCAGGACTAAGCCTGGTAGCGGAAGGTCCACTCGTCGGTGGCGTTGGTGAGGAAGTGGTACCCCGAGTCAGCCTTGGCAATGACCTCGAGCTTCTGACCAGCAGTCAGAGCGGCCTGAGCGCCAGCGGTAAGAACCGAGTTGTCACTCTTGTTGTGGTACTTCACGTGCGTCATCGTCGGGATAGTGACGACGTTGCTGGCGAAGGTCGGCTCGGTCGGGTCGTCCAACTGGACGCTAGCGTCCGAGACCCAACGGATAACCAGTGCAGACTTGATCTTGGTGAGCGCACCGCTGACGCGGGTCTCGATCAGGTACTTGTACTGGTTGTAGTCGATGTCGAAGTCATCGAACATCGAGACCTCGCCGCCACGGTCTGCACCGACGACGTAGTCGGACAGATTGACGATGATGCCAACCAGATCCGTCTCGTCCTCCATGACCTCGACCGGAACGATCGAAGCAACGCGCAGCTCGTCAGCCAGCTCGCTGACATTGCGCCACAGGCGACGACCGACCTGGTCGCGCGAAAGGAGCATGCTGGTCAGAACCTTCTCGGTGGTGTAGAAGGTCGGAACACCAGTGCCCTTGTAGAAGACGCGGGACTCGAGCACCTTGTCAACCAGGATCGGACCCTCGACATCCTGGATCACGTTGATCGTGGTGCAGTAAAGCTCGTGCTCCTTGGCGATGGGCCGGATGTTCTCCTCCTTGATCTTGTCCTCGTCGTCAACCTCACGACCGTCACCGATCAGGATCGCGCGCGCGAGCTCCTCCTCGAGCATCATGCGCATCTCAGCCTTCATCCATGACACGACATCGAAGTCAGTGATGTCGATGATGTCGTCCCGGTCCAGCTTCTGCTTCTTGTAGATCGTGGTCGGAGTGGTGACTCGCTTGGCAACGCTGAAGAACTCCTCCTTCTTCAGAGTTCCCTTGATGTAACCCTTGGCGCGAGCCTCCTCCATCGTGATGTCAGCGGAGAGGGTCTTGATCCGCGAGAACGGAGTGTGCTTGGTGCCGCCGAGGACTCCAGCGACCCACTCAGTCCGACGCTTGTCGAACTCCGGACGATCGGCGATCGTCTTGGCGTCCGGGAACAGAATGTCGATGTCCTCGATGCCGTGCTTGAGGGCATAAGCCTCAACGGCCTCCTTGAGGGACCCGCCGCGAACCGCGT